TGATAAGTGACGTAAGAAAAGATATACCAGAGATACCAGAAATCAAATATTATGATGATGAACTTAAATCAATAATTGAAAGAATAGAAGGAATACCTGAAGTTAAACATTACGATAAGGATATAGAAGCTGTCTGTCAACAGATAGATTATGTAAAGGAAGAAATAAAAGAGTTACCAGAACCAAAATATTATGATGATCAAGTCGCATCCATTGAAGATCGTATCAGTAATCTTCAAGAGGATTTAATAAATATTCCCGTTGTCAAATATTATGATGAAGAAATAAAAGCGATATGTCAACAGATTGATCAAGTCAGATCTGAGATACCAAAGTTTCCTAAGTGGGTAAATGAGGTAAATGAGGTTCCTGATTTTTCATGGATAGGCAAAACATTTAGTGTAATCGATGATGACTTTATTAAGGTTGATGACAAAATAAAATCGATCCGTGAAAGAATGGATCGTGAAGTTCAAGATATATCTGAAAATATTGAGACAAAAGATTTTGATAATCGTGTAGAGATAAACAAGGTAAGTGATACATTACAAGAAACAAAAGAGAAGATACTCAAGGAGATAAAGGAGACTGTTATTCGAGTATGGGATCATCACCATGAGTTTAAGAATGATGATCGATTACTCAAGAAACAAATACTAAGTCAGTTTAATAATCTTAAACAAAGAGTAGATGAAGAGGTAAAACAATTTAATCTTAAAAATAAAGAGGCAAAAGATTTATCAAAAGGTTACTTTGATGATTTAGCTAACGAGATATCTAATTTACCAAAACCAAAATACTATGATGAGAATATTCGCTCATTGAATAAAGACATCAAAAAATTAAATAATCATCATGATTACAATACCACAAATATATCAGAGTTATATCGAATAGTTGAAGAACTCAAAGGTAAACAAGAGGTATTAAAAGAGGAATTAGAAGAGCAAGGTACAATGCTTGCTGATCCACCAGATACAAATAATGATGATCCACTAACACCAATAGATCAAAATTTTGTTACTGTTGATCAACTACAGAAACATTATAAGTTATTTGTAGAGAGAGTTCAATATCAACTTGCATCAATCGGTGGTGGTGGTGCTGGATTCATAAAAGATCTTGATGATGTAAGTTTTGATGGATCTGATAAACAATTATTGATTTATGATTCAGGAACTCAAAAGTGGGTTGGTATTGCAAGTACCGCTTTACTTGGAGATATATCAGAGGTTACGGGTAATCTAAATGTTGCAGGAAATATAACTGGAACAGCAGCTACATTTACTGGAAACGTTACTATCGGTGGAACAATAACATATGATGATGTTACATTTTTAGATTCGATAGGAGTTGCAACAGCAAGGAGTGGATTAGATGTTGGTGCAGGGAGTATCACACCAATAATATCGATTCAAGCATCGACTGATACGACCACGACAACATCAGCATCAACGATTGATAGTTTTGTTGCTGCCACTTTTAGATCTGCTCAGTATCAAATACAAATAACACAAGGTTCTAATTATCATGTAACCACTTTAAACGTATTACATGATGGTACAGATGTATATTTAAATGAATTTGGAACAATAAGAACATCTGCATCCCTTGCTACTTTTGATGCTGATATCAACTCTGGGAATGTCAGAGTTCGAGCAACTCCAACCACTGATTCGTCCACTGTCTTTAAGTTGACAAAAACCCTAACTAGAGTATAGGATACAATTAAATGAAAAGTTTAGATCGATTTATCGAGGAGGCAGCTAATAGTGTTGCTCCTAAAAAATGTCCACCCGGACAATACTATTGTTTTAACGACAAAAAATGTAAAAAGATTCCAACAGGATATCGAGTCGGTTATGGTGGAATGTTGAGACCTACAAACAAAAACGGAAACGGAGGTAAAAATGGTAATGGCAACGGAAATGGGAATGGCAATGGCGGTAACGGTGGGAATGGTGGAAATGGTAACGGCGGTAATGGTGGCGGTAATGGCGGTGGAATGGGTGAAGAGGTCGTCAATTTACCACTAAAATTAATCGTGCCTAAAAATCAAACAGAGTTTGATTTGGGATTGATGTTTAAAGAAAGTCTAGATCAAGACACTGGTATGTTATTTGTATTTGAAGAAAATGGAGAAAAATATTTCCACATGAAAAATACTTTAATACCATTAGATGTAGCCTTTATAAATGAAGAGGGAGTGGTGGTAAATATTAAAGAATTGCATCCACTTAGAACTATGCCTGTATCATCTGAATGTGACGCTTTGTATGCGATTGAAGTTAATCGTGGGTGGTTTGAGAAAAATAATGTTAGAATAGGAGATAAAGTTTTAGATATTTGATTATTCATGAATGATGAAGTTTTTGTTTTTGATAATATTATAAATTTAAATTATCAAACTAGAATCAAAGAATTATTAGTTGGTGAAGGGACATTTAATAATTTGTGTCTACCATGGTATTTCACGTTAGATATTACTTATAGTGAAGAATTAGAAGGCCAAGGTAGATGTGCATTTATTCATAATTTTGCTCATCCAGATGAGGGTATTATTAGTTCATTTCATCCATTATTTTTAAAACTTATAAAAAATTCTTGTAGAAAAATAAAAGTAGAAAAAGTAAATATTCTTCAAGGTAAAACTCTTTTTGAATTACCAAAAAGAAAAGTTTTGGATATTCCTGATGATCCACATATAAATTTTCATGAAAAACATTTTTCGATGATATACTATGTTTCTGATAGTGATGGAGATACTATCATATACAATGAGAAAGAAAAATCAAAATCATATACAATAAAAAAAAGAGTGACCCCTAAACAAGGAAGAGTTGTCTTATTTGATGGTGCACTGTTCCACACAGATGAGGAACCAAAAGAGGGTAGGAGATGTATCGTTAGATACGATTTAGTAGATTTAAGTGTTGATTCACATATATAATGTGTGTTATGAATCTGTGAAATGGAAAACAAACCTAAAAACTCTTTATTAAAATGGGGTGCACTTGGTGTAGGTGTGCTTCTTGGAGTATCTCATTTCAGTATGATTGGTTTACTATCAAACCGTAAAACCTTACCTGAGATAAACTTACCAGTTGGCCCTTATACCTCATATGAAGTTGAGGCAGGACATGACGGGTATCGAATAAGTTATAAGGCAAATGATCCAAAAGTAATGACAGTTCAAAAGGACATTAATAAAAAAGGTGGATTCCTTGGTTTAGGAAATAATAAAACAAAAGTGATAGAAGAATATACTGTTGTCGGTAAGCAACATATTGGTGGAGGATCTGAGGAAAAGAAGCTTAGTGCAGCACAAGTCGAATGCATCGAAGCAATCGGATCCGGAAAAGGAACAGGTAGAATGGTTGGGGCTAGTGTTGGTGCTGCTGTTGCTCCTGCCGTTACTAATATTCCCTTTGTTGGGTGGGTTCTTGCTGGTGCTGCGACAATGATAGGAATGAATGAGGGTGCAGAAATAGGTGGAAATATGGTTGAAGATCTCAACGAAGCATGTCAAGTTGACTAAATAATAACACGATAACTCGTAAACATGACACCATCCCAAGTTGCAGCACTAGAAAATTGTGGTATCAAGGTCGAAGATGCTACAGGAGAAATCAAGTTTCGTGAATTCGAGTTTATTGATATAATTAAACCAGAGCCAATGAAGTCGCCTAAATCAGATATTCAATATACGGAATATCAAGAGGCCACTAAATTACCAGATTACAATAAAGTAGGAAATATAATTGACGTATATCTGGCATGGAGAGGAGGAAACTATATGATAAAAATGTTTTTCCCTTCAGTCAAAAAACCATCCCGTAGAGAAGTACAGATACAGATGCATAAAGTGTATCCCGGTGCTAAACTCTATAATTACCAAGTATCCAGTCATGACCCCGGAGAACCAATCCTCCAGACAACAAGAGGATAACAAAAATTTAAAGAAAGAGATAGAGAAATTACAAAAAGTTCTTGAACTACAACAAAAAACTATTGAACACGATAAAAAATTTATGATTTAAATTATGGCAGTTGACAACATTTATCTTGGTAATCCTAATCTAAAGAAAGCCAATACACAAATTGAATTTACACAAGAGCAAATTTTAGAATTTGTTGCTTGTAGACATGACCCAGTTTATTTTGCCAAAAAATATATCAAGATAGTCTCTCTAGATGAAGGTCTAGTAAATTTTGATCTTTATCCATTCCAAGAAAAGTTGGTTAGGAACTTTCATGAGAATCGTTTCAATATTTGTAAGATGCCAAGACAGACTGGTAAGTCTACCACTTGCGTATCTTACTTATTGCACTATGCAGTTTTTAATGATAACGTAAATATTGCAATACTTGCAAACAAAGCATCGACTGCAAGAGATCTACTTGGTAGATTACAACTTGCTTATGAAAACTTGCCAAAATGGATGCAACAAGGTATACTTGCATGGAACAAAGGATCTCTGGAATTAGAAAATGGATCAAAAATTCTCGCTGCATCTACGTCTGCATCTGCTGTCCGTGGTGGATCCTATAATGTCATCTTTCTTGACGAGTTCGCTTTTATCCCAAATCACATTGCTGACCAATTCTTTGCATCTGTTTATCCTACTATATCATCTGGGCAAAGCACAAAAGTTATAATTGTATCTACACCACATGGTATGAATCACTTCTACCGTATGTGGCACGATGCTGAGAAAAGTAAAAATGAGTATATACCAACTGATGTTCACTGGTCAGAAGTTCCGGGAAGAGATGAAAAGTGGAGACAACAAACTATTGCCAATACATCAGAAGCTCAATTCAAAGTTGAGTTTGAGTGTGAGTTTCTTGGATCTGTTGACACACTGATTGCACCAAGTAAATTAAGAAATCTTGTTTACGAAAATCCAAGAACATCAAATGCAGGGTTTGATGTATATGTTGAACCGGAACAAAAACACGATTATGTCATCACAGTTGATGTTGCAAGAGGTGTAGAAAAGGACTACTCAGCTTTTGTTGTTATTGATATTACAAAGTTCCCTCATAAGGTCGTAGCAAAATATCGAAACAATGAAGTCAAACCGATGTTGTTTCCAAGTATCATATATGATGTTGCAAAGAGTTATAATGAAGCATTTATATTATGTGAAGTGAATGATATTGGCGATCAGGTTGCATCAATTATTAACTATGATCTAGAATATGAAAACTTATTGATGTGTTCAATGAGAGGTCGTGCTGGTCAAATCGTTGGACAAGGATTTTCAGGAAAGAAAACACAACTTGGAGTGAAGATGTCCAAGACAGTAAAGAAAGTAGGCTCTCTTAACCTAAAAACAATTATTGAAACAGATAAATTATTATTCTCAGATTACAATATATTAAGTGAACTTACTACTTTCATTCAAAAAAATAATTCATTCGAGGCAGAAGAAGGGTGTAATGATGACCTTGCAATGTGTCTTGTAATATATGCGTGGTTAGTTCAACAAGATTATTTTAAAGAATTAACTGATCAAGATGTAAGAAAGAGGTTATATGATGAGCAAAAAAACCAAATCGAGCAAGATATGTCTCCTTTTGGATTTATATCTGACGGACTTGAAGATGACTCCTTTGTTGATGCAGAGGGTGATCGTTGGAAGGTCGATGAATATGGTGATCGTTCTTTTATGTGGGAGTACAACTAATGATTTCAGCTTTACTTTTCAGTTCTAGTTTCTTAAACTTTGCTTTTTACATATACGCAGTTGGATTTGTAATTGCATTAGTGTTAGAACAGTTTGTGAAAAAAACAGACAATGAGAGAAATATTTTTATTGTTGAAACAAATCGCAAATATTTGTGGAGACAAACTTGGGTTATTAATATAAACTGGTTTGCATGTAATGTGGGACTATATTTCCTATCAAGAAACATGCAACCTACAGGATATGACTCATTTTGGGATGGTGCTTTCTAAGTTCTTCCCTAAAGTGTCTAAACAATAAATAATTTCTAGATTAAACTGAGAACTCGGAGAAAAACATGGCGACTCCTCAATTATCTCCCGGCATACTGGTCAGAGAGGTTGATTTAACAGTAGGAAGAGCAGATAATGTATTAGACAATATCGGCGCAATAGCAGGGCCTTTTCGTCTTGGCCCAATAGACACACCTATTCAGGTTTCAAATGAAGAGGAACTAATAAGTAATTTTGGTAAACCACTTTCAACAGATAGGCAATATGAGTACTGGATGAGTGCTGCATCATTCTTATCATATGGTGGTGTATTAAAAGTAGTAAGAGCAGACGACGATGATTTAGGAAATGCAAATGCTGGTGTTGGTATTGCATCAACAACAGTCATCAGCGGAGGCGGTGGTTTAAAAATAGAAAGTTTTGATGATTATCAAGAGAACCACGGTTCTGATACCTCATTCTACTATGCTGCCAAACATCCGGGATCGTGGGGTAACGGAATCAAAGTATGTCAGATAGATGATCAGGCAGATCAAATAATTGGTATCAACACAACAAGTTTAGAGGACTATGGATGCACGATAGGTGCAGGTGTTACTGCAGCATTTACAAATCTCGTGATACCGGGAGCTGGAACAACATCAACATTCACAGGACATCTGAAAGGAATCGTTACTGGAGTATCAACAGATGCTACAAATGGCGACTCTAAGTTTGATGTTAAGATCGTATCTAGAGTGTCAAGTGCTGGAACAGAGTTCCCAATATCTTATGCATCGAACTCATTAACTAATTCATATAAAACAACAACAGAAGGTGGTGGTGCTGGTATTGCAGCAACAACAGTATTCTTTGTTAACAGTGCTGGTATCAATACCGGTCAACCAAATGCAGCAAACACAGCTGTATCTGCAGAGATTGTAACAGCAGTAGACTGGTATGATCAACAGACACTTGGACTAGAAAACTCAACAGTATTCTGGAAATCTCTTGCACCAAGACCAACAACTAATAAGTATGCTTCAGATAGAGGCGGTAAGAACGACGGTATTCACGTTGCAGTTGTTGATGATCTTGGAACAATCACAGGTATTCAAGGAAATATCCTTGAGAAATTCACTGGATTATCAAAAGCAAAAGATGCAATTTCAAATGTAAATTCACCTGAAAGAATATACTACAAAGATTTCATCGCAAGTAAAGCACAAAACATTTATGCTGGATTTAATCCATCACAATCTGAGGATACATTCCATAATACACTCCCTGTAGCAACAGGATTTGGAACAGGGTTCGTAGCAAACACAACTGCTCAAGGTTTATGGAGTCAGAATGCACAAAGCACAACATTTGCTGGTATTGGTAATATCACTTATTCATTAGGTGGTGGTACTGATTACACAAGTGTATCTGGTAAAATACCTGCTCCCGGAGAGAATGGTGGTATGACCGCAACTCTTGGAGATCTTAAAACTGCATATGATACTTTATCAAATAAAGATGAGCAAGCAGTTGATTTCCTAATCATGGGGCCAGGATGTAATACAAGAGATTTATCTCAATCAAAAGCAAATCATCTTATTTCAATCGCTGAAGCAAGAAAAGATTGCATGGCAACAATTGGGCCACACAGAGCAGACTTAGTTAACATTTCAAACTCAACAACTCAAACAAATAATCTTCTTGAGTATTATAGTCCACTTACATCATCATCATTTGTTACATTTGATAGTGGATACAAATACATGTTTGATAGATTTAACAATGAGTTTAGATTTGTTCCAACTAACGGAGACACTGCAGGACTCATGGTAAGAACTGCGATTGAAGCATTCCCATGGTTCTCACCAGCTGGTGAACAAAGAGGTGTGATAAACAATGCGATCAAACT